CCGTCCTGAATGGCTCCGCGCCTTCCGTCGCGGGCCGTGAAGTAGTGCTCGCTGAAAATGTTAGCCTCGATGTCAGCCGGCGTGATGCGCGGCGCCGTCAGCCCTTTGGCCTGGATTTCCTGCTCGATTGCTTGGTCATTCATTTGGATTTACTCCGATGTTGTGCTGCTGGTTGAAAAATCATTGACCGCCTTCGATCCCCGCATCAATGCCGGTGGCCGGATTGAGCGGGGTAAGCGGGTTGGTATTGCGGCGAATGCCGAGCGCTTGCCGCGATGTCCTCGGGTTCTCGCGCTGGATCGCCTGAACTTGCGTCGGATCAAGTTGCACCGGGCGCCCTTCCATGGCGGGCATGGCGCCAGCCACAGGAACCGGGGCGGCCGGCATGATCGTGCCGCCGTTGGCGTCCTCGAAGCCGTCCGACTGCAACAGGATGTCGGCCAGCGGCGCCGTCTGCGGAATGGCCGTGATCGTCTGGGCGGTCTGGATCGCCCCGAACTGCGCCTCGACGTTCTTGTTGACCGACTCGGCCTTGGTCTTCTTGGTCTGCGCCTCGATCAGCGGCGCCTTCATGTCGAGCTCGCGGTTCTTCAGGTCGATGTTCGCCTTCAGCAGCGCCTCGGCAACTGCATCCTCGATCTGCTGCTGGATCTGCTCTGGCGTCGGCGCGGCGCCAAGTTCCTTGATCGCCTTCACGATGTCCTGCTTGTTCGGGACATCCATCAGGCTGAACAAGTGCGGCATCATCACCTTCTGGTATTCCGGCGGCGCCGACTTGAACGCCTCGCTCATTGCGGCCAGTTGCTGCGTCCGGAAGTTCGGCGTACTCGGCACGTCGGCCAGCGTCACCTTCAGCTTTGTGCGCTCAACGTCGTTGTCGAGGTAGCGAACGCCTGTTGCCTCGTCGACCATCGGCACATTCAATTCAACGATTCGGTCATCCTTCAGCGCCTGGCCGTCGATGAACACCGTTTCCCGCTTGCCGATCATGTCCTCGATGATCAGCGACAGCAGCAAGTCGCCCACGGCCTGCCGGGAATCCTTGAAGTTGTCGTTGATGTCGGCCAGCATCTGGTTGCTCTGCTCCAGCAAACCGGCATTGGCTACGCCTGAATTGCCCTGCGCCGAGCCCATGAAAGCATCGTTGATGCCGCCAGTGCGCTTGATCCCCTCGCGCGCATCAACCAGGCGGTCATACTGCTGGCGGTTCAGCTCGAAGTCGCGCTCGACCTTGAACGTCGCGCCCGCTTGGCTCATATGCTCCGCATCCAGAATAATGTCGGCGTCGGGCCGCCCTACTTCGTCGCGGAAGACAGCATCGCTATCCCTCACGGCGCCTTCGGTGCGCGTCGTGCGCGTGGCGGCCAAGCCCCATTGCATCCGGGCAATACGGGCGTTCACCTCGTCTTGCAGGTAGATCATGCCGCGAATCAGGCCATACGGCACGCCGGTACGGTCTTCGCGCTTGCCCCAGAACGGCACATAGGGGAATTTGTTGTGCTTGTACGGGCTCGGCTTGTCGCTCAGTCGGTGCGGCCCCATGAACCAGGCCAGCCGAACCTTGCCCATGATGACCTGCGACACCTTGACCATGCCCAGCGCAATCGCCTGGTCGTGCATGATGTTGGTCGGGTCATACTCAACCACGCGGCCATCGGGCGCGGTGATGACAGTCACGCTTTCCCACTTCCGATACCAGACTTCAAACAGGCAGACGCGCTTGTTGTAGGCATCGCGCCATTGTTGTTCTTCAATCGACCAGCCGCGTTCATCGATCCATGAACTGGCCAGGTCGGTCATCTTCCCGCCATCCATGCCCAGCATGCCCGGGTCGAACTGCGTCCAGCCAGAACCGGAATGCTCGATCAGTTCGGCCTTGTCCTTGAACATCAGGGAAGCCTTGTCGCGCTCCATCCACTTGCGGCGGATCAGATAGCGCGCATCGCTCATGTCCGGCTTGGCCAGCCAGTCGTACCAGATTTCGTTACGGTGGATCTCGTTGCAAGTGTAGGGATACTCGAACGGGTTCTGGTTGCGCGCCACCTCGACCCAATCAAGCCCTACCTTGATCTGGCCGGCATAGGCCGCCGAGCATGCGGCGTCGGCCTTGGAATGGCGCTCGGCCTGGTTCAGCCGATAGTTCAGTGCCTCGGCAACGTCGTCGTTCTTCTTGTCGCCATCAGGGATCACGCGCCAATCGGTGCGCGTCTTGGCTTCCATGCCAAGAACGGAATCGATGGTCGGCCCGATCAACGGCTCGATGGCCGGCGGCAATCCGCGCTCCCGAGCCCGGCGCATTACCTCGGAATCCAGTTGATTGCCGTCGTAGTAGTCGCATTCACGGTCAGCCTTGACGCGCCAGGCCGGCTGCTGCTCGCATTCCGTCACCCATTGCGTGAATTGGATAAGGGACAGCCCTTCTTCAACGCCCTCGCCTTCCCGCTTCTCCTCGGCGCGGTTCTCGTACTCCTGGCCTGCCATCCCGGCGGTCATTGGATTCATGGTATTGCTCCTTATGTTCGCCAATCTGGCGCTTCACGTCTGCGGCTGGTTTGTTCGATGACTGGTTTTGGGTTAAACCCCTGCGCGAACTGACGAAGGGCGTCGGCAGCTTCTGAATGAATGTCGTGGCGCGGCCGATCACTCCATGTGCCAAGCCTGGAATTCCACTCCTTGCGGTATTGCGCAACGTGCGCCAAGCCTTCCTTGCATCCGGATTCGTCGAACGTGCATTGCGAGAACACGCTGCGCAAAGACTGGATGCCGTGATTCACATCCTCGACACGCGGCACGATCAGCCACTTGCCGCCAATCTGGAACTTCCGAAGCATGTCGATAGGCGACTGAACCTTGTCGCCCTGCTGGCGCTTGTGATCGCCGTCATGCGGCAGGTAGTGCGACCCCCACACATAGCCCATGGCCTGCATCTGGTTGATGAAGAAGCTATACGGCTCTCCCCAGCCCTCGACGAACTTGATAAATCGGTTCTCGGCACCAATCCGCTGGTGAAACCAGATGGCCGTGCCATCAGAGTTGCCGATGTCCCAAAAGGTATTCACCGGGATACCTTCGGCGTGCGGGAACAATCCGATGCGGCCACTCTTGCGCGCAGTTGCAAGCTGCGTGGCGTAATACGTCCCTTCGGTCGACTGCTGGAATGCTTCCTTTGGGGTGCTTGGGTATTCCTGCCACATTTTCTCGGGGTCGCCCGAGAAATCGGCATCGCGGGTGGCGACGTACCAATTGCGCTGCTCATCATCCAGCACGCAATTCATGGCGGCCTCGATGATCCCGAAATACTCGCGGTCCTTCTCGGTGATCACAACGCCGGCGCCGCTCATCCGATAGCCAGGCTCCTGCCACCACGGATAGAAATGGAAGCGATAATCGCGCTGCGAAAGGTCTTCGCCCTTCTCTGCCAACGCCATGGCGCGCTGGCACATCGAATAAAACTCGCCGTCTTGACCTTCGGCAGTTGATTCGATGATGGCGATGCCATCCAGCGGCACGGCTGGTAGCGAACCAGTGACCACTTCGTTTGCCTTGTCCGGAAACTTGGCGCCGATCTTCCCGAACTCGGAAACATGAAGGCGGTGGATAGTCCCGGAGCGCATCGACGTGGCCACGCGAATAGAACTGTTGTTGTGGCCGAACAGCAATTCGCTCTTGTTCTCGGTGGCCAATGGCATTGCATCGCGCAGCACCTGGGGAAGCCGCTCATAGGCCAGTTTCACCTTGTCGCGGAATATCACCTCGGCCGCTTCACGGTCCTGGGCGATGATCCCGCACCGCTGATCGTCATTGAACAGGGCATGATCCAGCCACATGATCGCTATCAATGTGGTGAATCCAAGCTGCCGGGCCTTCAGGATCAGGTTTCGATGCCACAGCCGCTTGATCAGACGGCGCTGGGCTCGGTTTGGAACAAATGGAATCACTGAACCAGATCCATCATCCGACTTGACCATGATCTGATACAGGCTTCCAGAACACAGGCGCCACATAGGATCGGCCAGATTGCGGAGCAGGTCCGCTTCCTCTGGCGTCTTCGGAACGAATGGGCTATTCGTCGTCATCGTCGACGTGCTTGGCAATCGGAAGCGCCGTTCCACTGACGGCCCGGAGCAAATCAGCCAGCGGGTCGGTCTTCTGCTGGTTGTCACGCTCGTATAGGCCATGATGCTTGAACAGCTTTTCGAGGGCGCTATTCTTGTCGGCTACCTTGTACTTCTTCGTGTAGCCGACGAATGCACGGTCGTCACCGGAGCCTGAAAACTCTTCCAGAACATCAAGGCCAGCCAGAGCGCCCGCTGTATCGTCATCAAGCTCATTGATCGGCTTTGGGCTTCCGTCTTCCCTGAACAACTTGCGCGGATCGAACAAAGCTATGCGTGAAGCCTCAAGCAATGTCCTTTCGGCACTCGCAATACCGACTCCGGCGATGCGCTCTTTAAGTTCGGCAACCCTTTGCTGAACCTTTACATTCGACATCAACAAAGAAGCCTTGGTATGAACCGAGCCATCCTTCCATGCTTTCGACTTCGGATACGCCTCTCGGTAAGCATCGGCTTGTGTCTTTCCGCTGGCCACGCCAACGGCGAACTTCTCCTGTTGCCCTGTCAGTTTCATGATTCGACCCACTTCAACAGTTCCATCACAACCTCAGTGGCAGCAACGCTACATTCCGTGTGCAGAAACTGAACTCCACCGAGGCGCGCAGCCTCCGCAAGAATCTCAATACGTGGTCCAGGGCCCATGAACTCCGCGTAGGGAATCGATACCGATTCGCCGCGCGCATGGACAACCAGGCGTTCCTCCCTGTCATGGCACGCGACAACAACATCCATGCCAGGGTCTTCGCAGCACGCCTTGATACCGTCAATCAGGCGCTGCCAGTTCGGCGCATTACCGAGCGGAAACATGGCGAT